ACATATAGAACTAAAATGGACCTTGCTATTCGTCGTACTAGATTAAGAGATACATACAACGCCTACAGAATAGCGGGTGAAGAAGACCGCTTCTGGAATATTGCAAAGAGGTTTGTAGGTTGGGACTTAACCTTTTTAATTAACATACTGAACGCGCAGCTTATAAACCGTACCCAGAACTTCAATTGGTATGACTTTTATGATGAGCTTGACGCATTTGTCGCTCCAAATGTCTTTCAGGCAGTGGCAGTGGAGGTAAACAACTACGTGAAGAAATACCCATGTGACTTCGACCGCATGCGTGTGGCCGAGTCTGCGACAGTATTCGGATACAGAAACCCTCCTTTTCCTGGTTTTTCTTTGAAGGAGGAGACTCGGTTACTGGCAGATGGCGGGGGTGATCCATACGATGAGGAAACCTTTGACAGATTAGCTCGCAAATTACTTAAACCTAGGAAGCCTGGATCTTATCAGTCTTTCAAGGATTACGTTACTGAGGCCTCTTGGGTGACATCAGGGAGCAGCAGCGTAGGTAAAGTTGAATGGGAAAGTGGAGAGGATTCAGGAAGTTTCAAGGCCAGGAAGAACGCTCTTCCATTTGTTGTGGATCTAGAAACCTTGGTCGACAGAGCTCTCGCAACAAACTCACAAGTGAATAAGGCTATCATTAAATCGGAGCTGGGGAAGATAAGACTTGCAGTTGCTAGCGACCTAGAAACTTATCTCAAGATGAGTTGGTTAGCAAAACTTTCAGATTATTCATATCTGCAATGGCCTGACTGTGTTACTAGCGAATCAGTGGATGAAGAGATAGTTCGCATGCAAGGAATGATGAGTGAACTGAAGTACGCCTACTCACTGCCATTCGATTTCAAGGGCTTTGACCATCAACCAACCACGAGGCAGCTGAAAGTTATTGTTGAACAAATTATCGCAGCCGCTCGGCCATCAGTACCTCTTGATGGGATACTAACCTTTGACAAAATAGCTCGCAGCGTGCTTGAGTCCTTTGATCATTCAACGTTGAGCTGTTTCGATGAGAACGAGTTTCATGAGTTCAAAGTAAAGGGAGGCCTAATGTCTGGATTGTTCTACACTTCCGCTATTGGTAATGCTTGGAATTTGATTAAGACTCATATGGCTATGGAGAAAGTACAGGCTATCACGGGCGACCTCGACTACAAGTTGTATATCAAAGGCGACGATACCGTCGTTATTTGCTCGACTTATTCAGGGTGCTTATTAATGAGAGAAGCTTACAACATCGTGAATGCAATTGGCGCTGACGGAAAATTCGGAATTCACTATCAAGAGACAGAGTTCCTACGCACTTGGTATTCAACAAAAGCTAGCGGCTACATCATGCGTATACTTCCCGCTTTGCAACAACGAAAACCTTGGAATCCTGATGTCTGGGAACCACAACAGGTTCTGAAACATGTCTTCGACACGTTAAAAACCGTTCGCAGAAGAGGGGGCGTGACTGACGCTTTTTGGAAGGGCGTCAAACGCACCTGGTCTCAACGTGAACGGGTGTCCG